AAAATATATTAATGATGAAGGGACTAAAAAAACTATAGGAACTGTATCCGCATCAACTATTGCTACTAGAGTAACAGTAAATAACACAATAAGTGATGATGTAGTAAATGATTTTACAACTAAACCTTATAATGTATTTATAGAAAGAACTTTATTAACAGAAGATTATGTGTATTCATATCCTATAAATACTTTTGTAGGCTCAGCGGCTTACAATAACACAACATTATCTTTATTTTTTGAAAGAACTGCTGGAATGATAGACGAAGTAAGGTTAACTATAGACGAAGGAGAACATTTACCAATATTAATATTTTTAAATAAAGAGTTTAGAGAAACGAAAAATAATGACATAATTTTAGGCTCAAAAGGTAAAAACACAAGAGAAATACCTTATGTAGTTGGTGTTGATAAAGTGTTAACATCTATTTCTACAAACAGAAATTAACATGTCATTAAATTTTCATATCTTTGAGTAATGTTTTTAGAAAAAACAAAATACGGGTCTATATACAAGACGCTTAAGGGTGAATTGTATCATAACACGTTTTTTAAAGAGTTTTCATCTATCGTAAAAAAAGAAGATGATATAATAATGAATTTAATAGATAAAGGTTATAAAATAGCCGATAAATCTATATCATATGTAGGGGGAGGCGTATATGAAGGTTATGAAACCTATTTAAATTACGACACAGGAGAATATGTTAATGAATCATACACATATGTAGAACATGGTGTATGGAAACTAAAATTTAAAATAAAAAAATAATGTCTATACTTACAATAACCCATACTGAAAAAGTTCGTGTCCAAGGAAAAAGTTACGGAAACGTAAAGACGCTACAAATACCAAACATTACTGATGTTCACGAAAGAGTATTTTCTTTTAAACAAGGAACTGTAACAACTTTATACACTACACATGCAGATACTGTAAGCGGAGGTGTGTTTGACGATGGAGCTGTTAAATATGTTAGAATAACAAGCTTAGGTGCTGAACCTATGATTGTAGAAGTAAATAGCGAAGGCGACCTTTGTAAACTTTACGAACTATCACAAGGAGAATCTTATTACATATACTCTCATACATTATCAACATTTGCTGAAGGAGATAGTATAGATGCTGCAGATTATACTGCTTTGAAAGATATAGATTCTGTTAAAGCATATTGTGTGAGAGGTAAAGGAAAGGTTGAATTGTTTATAGCAAGTACTGACGCAAAATAATATAACATATGGCTACATTAACAACTACAGTTACAGAGACCCTTTCGTTAAATGGTCAAAAATTTAATTCCACACAAACTAAGTCTATTGCTGGTATCACTCAATGTTTAAAAACTATTGTAGAGGTGCCAACTTCTGAAATAAACTTATTAACATTTGCATCTGCCGCAGCTGGTATATCAACTTTAGACCAAGACGATGTAGAATATGTAAGATTAACAAATTTAGATACAACAAATTTTATAACAATAGGTATAGAAAAAGAAAGTTCAACTGCTTCCGTTGCCGCTTTTAGGTTAGATGCTGGTAGAAGCTTTATACTTGCAACACCAAATACATCAACAGAACACCCTCAATTTTTTACAAGTGACGCCGCTCATGACTCAAGTGCTACACAAATAGATATAGAGACTATTACTGCACTTGCTAATACAGCTACTTGTAAATTAGAATTGTTTGTAGCGTTAAACACAACAACATAGTATGTATTTACTAAACATTGATAAGCGGGGGGAAATTATAGAAACAGACGATGGTTTGTATGCTATTGAAGAGTTTAGAGAGGTAGTAGAAGAATTTGGGTTGAAAGGAATATTATGGGTGGCTTTAGTATGTGATTATGATTCTCCTTATAGGCACTTTGTAGAGAGAGAACAAGTAAAGTCAGTAAGTAAAGCTGTGTTTGATACTTATAATTGGAAAGGTATTAGAAACGAAAAAATTGCTAACGCAATTAAAAAATATAAAGAGCTACAGTTTGACCCATTAGACGCTCAACTAATAGCTTTTAATGAAAAGATAGATGAGTACACTCAGCTAATGAAGAATGTGAAGATTAATGAAGATAATGCTGAAAGTATGCAAAAAATAATGATAGGTGTAGAGAAAGTATTAAACACTAGACAAAAATTATTAGATGCAATAGAAAGAAGAGGAGAAAGAAAGAAAATAAAAGGAGAGGCTAAAATGAGTTACTTAGAAGAGCAAATGAATATAAAATCTAAGATATGAATAAGATAAAAATAAATGGTACTAAGTACGTTAGAGACGGAGATAATTTTATAGAAGAAGATAAGTTAAAAGCACATAAAAAAAGAATGGAAACATTTTTTAAAGTAGGTGGTAAATTAAGTGAAGCAAGGTTACCAGAAGAGAAAAAAGCAATAGAGGGACAAAAAGATTAAATATGTCTAAGAACATAAAGAAATATGCTCCTATAGTCTATGAGGGTATACCCGATTTAGACCCAGAGTCAGTTTCTTATCAAGAGTATTGGGAAGAGCAAATACATAGGTGTAAGAATGGCTACAAGCCAAAGGGAATGGATAAGATAACAGGAAAGCATTATTATTACTTAAATTTTTATAGAATTTTAGGTAATAGTGGAGAAGAGTCTGGAAACAGAAAAACTTTAATTGCTCCGTGGTATAGAGATTTAGATAAACTATATTTTGATACCTTTGAGCAATGTAAAGATGAGCAAAAGGGAATGATTGTAATAAAAGCCAGAGATAAAGGTTTTAGTTATATGAATTCTGCATTATGTGCTCACGAATACACATTCTATCCTTATAATGAGGTAGGAATAGCTGCAGGATTACAAGTTACTGCAGATTCGTTCTTTGACAAAGTGAAAAAAGGTTTAAATGCACAGCATAATAACTTTAAACATTCAGTATTGAAAGATACTTCGGATGTGGTTAAAAGTGGATATAAACAAAAAACAAAAGATGGTAAATGGAATATAGGAGGTTATCAATCTGCCATACATTGTAGAACAATGTCTAATCCAGAAGTTTTTAAAGGTGAACGTTTAAGTGTAATGATATTTGAAGAAGCTGGTGAGTTCAAGGAGTTGCTAAATGCTTATATGTCATCAAAAGCTTGTTTTATGGATGGTAATATACAATTTGGAGTTCCTGTAATTGGAGGAACGGGTGGTGATATAGAAACCTCATCTAAAGATTTTATGGAAATGTATTACAATGCAGATTCATTTAATTTAATTCCTTTATTTATACCTGCTTCTGTATGTTATTATGGTTTTTTTGATTTAAAAACTGGAGAAAGTGACGAAGTGGGCGCAAGAAAAGAGTTGTTAAAAGAAAGAGAAAAGCTAGAAGGTAGAGATAATAGTAAAGCTTATAATTTACATATACAAAACTACCCTCTAACAGTAGAGGAAGCATTTTTAAAGACTAAAGGAAGTAGATTTGATTTATCACTTATTAACGCTCAAAGAGGCAGAATAATGAGTCACACTAAATTTCAAAATCAAATACAACATGGTAGATTGGAATGGGTGTTTGATGATGAAGATGGATTTACTGATAATGTAGAATGGATAGCAGATAAAAATGGTCCGTATAAAATATTAGAACATCCAATGTTAGAATATGATAATTTAGACATTGGTGGTATTGATTCTTATGACCAAGATACTGCAGAATCTACAGCTTCTATGGGAAGCGCTTTGATATACAGAAGATTTGTTTCTACTGAAATACCAAGTGATTATATTATTGCTGAGTATACAGAAAGACCTAAAACAGCAGAAGAATTCTGGGATGGATGTTTAAAATTAGCTGTATATTATAATGCTAAAATGCTCATAGAGTATACAAGAATTGGGATAATAGATTATTTTAAGAGAAATAAAGCTCTTAAATATATGAAAGAAAAACCCAAAACTGCACACGCGCCTGGTACCTTAACTAGAAATAGATATGGTTTACAAATGAATAAACAAACCAAGGCCGTTATGGAGCAGTACATGGACGATTATATTAAAACAAATGTTGATGATATATGGTTCATAGAATTGTTAAATGAGCTGTCTGATTATGGAACAAGAAACACGGATAGGGCTATAGCTTTTGGATTGTGTTTAATTCATAATATTGATGTATTTCAATTACAGGCAAGAGAAAAAGAAGCAAAGGGTGAAACTTTGGGATTTGTTTACTACAAAAAGGAAGGTGGTAGACTGATTCCATTTAAAAATTAAGATATGCCGCATGTAAATTTTCCTAGGCAATTGCTTAGTGACAAAAAGAAAAATAAAGATTGGTGTGAACAAAACTTGGACGCTATGGCTCCATATATAGCTCAACATCATAACAGTTTATATATAAACGATAGATATAAGGATATTAGAAACTATCAAGCTTATCATGGTCATTTTGACCCAAAAGATTATGAATATGTAACTGACCAATATGGCACGCCCTTTCCTGCTAGAATGACAAACTACAATATAATTGCTCCTAAAATAGATTTGTTGACAAGTGAAGAATTAAGAAGACCTTTAGAGACTAAAGTTAGTTCTATTAATAAATCTGCAGTTAATAGAAAACAAGACGCTAAAGTATCTATGGTAATGGAAAAAATGCTAGTAGATATTAAGAAAGAGATAAATGATGTAATGGGAATGGAAATAAATCAAGATAATTCAGATTTAGAAATTCCTGATGACATAGAGACTTTCATGAGATATACGTATAAAGAGGCTGTAGAAGAATCTGTAGAAGATGGTTTAGCTTATTTAATGGAAAGACATAGATGGAAAGATTTATTTAAAAGTGGATTTAGAGATTTATTAGTTACAGGTAAAGTATTTTATAAAACAGAAATATTAAATGGAGACCCATATGTTAGAAGAGTAGACCCTAGAAACATTGCTTTTGACACAGCAATAGACTCTGACTATTTAGATAACTCACAATGGGTTGTAGAACAAAGATGGTTAAGTGTTAATGAAATACTAGACGAATATGGAGATGAGTTAAGTAAAAAAGAAGTAATGGAGCTTGAAAACATGAGGCATATATCTTCTGGAACTGAATTAGGTAGTTACAACACAAACATAGAGTGGGTGCAATATGATACTTCTACTGGTGTAAGAATAAGACTTATACATGGTGAATGGAAATCCATAAGAGCTGTAAAATACAAAGTTTCTCCTAATAAACACAATCCAGATGCGCCTTTTAGAAAAATGGTAAAAGATGATTATAAGGCAAGAAAAGATGAAGAGATTATAACTAAATATGTAGATGATATTTGGGAAGGAACAAAGATAGGTGGTAGAATAGTAACTAGATGTAGAAGAAGACCAAATCAAGTAAGGTCTGTAGACGATATAGGACCAACTTCTTTATCTTATGTAGGATGCGTGCATAATATGTCTACAGGTAGAGTAAATAGTTTAGTAGATGTTTTAAAACATATACAAACTTTATATAATGTAGTTATGTATCACATAGAACTTACATTATCAAGAGCGGGTGGTAAAGCAGTAGTTTATGATGTATCACAAATGCCTTCTAATATAGGTATGGATATGCAAACAGTTTTATATCATATAAAAAATGATGGTATTATACCTATAAACTCTAGAGATGAAGGAGCTGATACTGCTAGATTTAATCAATTTGGACAAGTAGACTTTACTTTATCAAACTCTGTACAGCAACTTATAAATCTTAAATTAATGTTAGAACAAACAGCTGGTCAAGTTTGTGGTATTACTCCACAAAGAGAAGGTGCTGTTTCTCAATATGAAGCCGTAGGTAATGTACAAAGAACTGTAATGCAATCTAATTTAGTTACAGAAAGTTGGTTTTTTCAACATAGTGAAGTAAAGAAAAGGGTTATGGAAAAGGTTTGTAATTTAATGAAACTATCTTGGGTGGGTGGAAAAAGAGCAGGATATATATTAGGAGATGGTGGTTACAAATTATTAGAAATAAACCCTGATATTGCATTAAATGATTATGGTATATATGTTAATGAAGGAGCTAAAGATGATGCTGTAAAACAAGCGATAACACAATTATCTCAAGCTGCGCTACAAGGAGGAAATATTGGGTTGTTAGATGTAATTAAAATACTTAAATCTGATAGCCTTTCTGAAGCAGAACATGTTTTAGAAAATGGATTAAAAGAAATGCAACAACAAGCACAACAAACTCAACAAATGCAACAACAAGCTATGCAAATGCAGGCTGAACAAGCTGAGGTTGCTAGACAACACGAGGTTAGTATGAAGCAAATGGATGCTCAATCTAGACTAGAAGTTGCTAAAGAAAGCAATAAAGGTAAGATAGAAGTTGCTCAAATACAAGCAGACTTAGAGGCTAATATTTCTAGTGATAAATTAAAAACATCTATACAAAGAGAGGCTGTTCAATCTGAGTATAAAGAAAAGCTAGAAAAAATGAAAATAGACCACGACACAGATAAGTCAAATAAAGATAGAGAAGAAAAGCGTAAAGAGTCTGATGCTAATCGTAGACAGAAAGAAAAGAAAGAAAGAGATGCGACAAGAAATAAAATAAATCAACAGAAAACAACTAAAAAATAATAACTATCTTTGTACAAAGCAAAGAGCAAAATTTTAAATTATGAATGAAGAACAAAAATCAGGCGAAGGCCTAATAGAACAAGCAGAGGAGTCTGTTGTTCAAGAAACAGAAGTAAAATCGGAAGAAGCCTCTACAGAAGAAGAGGTTCCGTCATTTGACCCACAAGCTTTTTCAGAAAGCGAAAATATAAGTTCAAATGATACAGAAATAGAACAAAGCGAGGTAAAAGAAGATGAAGATGGAGATTTTGATTGGGGGAGCGTAGAAGTAGAAACTGAACAAGGAGAGGAGCCAAAACAAGAAGAGGAAGATTGGGATTATGTTCCTAATAAAAAAGAAGATACGTCTTCTAATGAAACTCCTTTTGATTGGCAAGTTTTAGCAAAAGAATTAGATTTAGATGCTAAAGATGAAGCTAGTTTTAAAAGTGCTGTAAAAAAAGCAATGTCAACACCTGCTCCTAGTAATGATACTATAGAGAATATAGAGGGGTTTTTAAAACAAAATGACATTTCTTTAGTTGCATCTGATTTAAAAGCTTCTGGTCTTTCAAAAGAAGAAGTAGATGATACTGTAGAAAGATTACAAGACTCTGGTCTTTTAAAAAGAGAGGCTATGATGATTAGAAAAAATCTACAAAGTTATATTGCTACAGAAAGAAAGAAAATTAAAAGCGAACAAGCTAGAGCTAAACAAGAAAGGGAACAAGCAAATTTAAACACAAGAAAGACTTTACAAAATTATATAAAAAGTAAAGATGACTTTTTTGGAGGAAAAATTGGAAACAAAGAGAGAAGAGAATTATATAACTATGTAGTATCAGGAGGTTTTGCTGATGACGTATATAGTAGTGAGGCCAATGTTGCCGACGCTGCTTTTTTATGGAAATACAAAGACAAAATCTTTAAAATGCTACATGGTCAAGGGATGGAGAAAGGCAAAGCCTCTGTAATTAATAAGATTACTAACACAGACCTTGGTAGACGGAGTCGGCAGGCAGATTTTAAACCAAAAACTGGTTTTGACCCTGCTGAGTTCATGAAGTAATGAATAAACAGCGATGCTACTTTATTTGTTGCAATAAATAAAATTATTGTATAACAAATTAAAACTTTAAAAAAATGGCAAAAGTTTATACGGGTACGTATGGAAAAGACACTACTGATGAAACGGCGTTAGTGACCAACCTACTAAAATACCCAGAAATAGGTAAAAAACTTATTCAACAATATCCACGTTTCTCTCTAACATATTTGTTAGAAGCTGCAGGTAGAAATGCTGCAGAAAAAATTATCGGTGATTACTCTTTTGAGTGGAAAATGATGGGAAGATATAGAAAACCAGCTAAATTAGATGCTACATTTACTGGAGCTGCTGCTGGTTCTACATTTACTTGTACATTTGACCACGATACATCTAATGGTGTTCATGGTGATAATTTAAATGTTAACGACATTGTAAGATTTTCTGATGGCTCAACTGCTATGGTAACAGATGCAGGAACTCCTACAGCTTCACAAAATGTTGTAACATTTAGAGCTATTGATGCAACTACTAGCGCTGGAACTAATTCAGCTGTTGGTGATATCGTTGGTTGTATTGGTAATGCTTTTAATCAAGGTTCATTAGCGTCTGAGGTAGGACAAAACTATGCTTACCC